GCGTCCTCGATGTTGGTGACACCCGCCGTCACACCTTCCTTCGCAAGGGTGAACCTTACCGACTCTGTCAAGGCTTGATGTTTGCCGATCATCCTGTTGCCTCCTGTTTCGCGCGCCGGGCTCTCTGGCCGCGCGCTTGTGTGGCGTATTCAACGCCATCATCGCTTTCGAGTTCCACGGGTTCAGCAATACCGCGTTCAATCAGTTTCTTGGCTTCAGATTCTGTGACCTCCACCAAACTACCCGCCGCTTGCCGCCGGATCATGCCAGGCGTTTGCTGGACCCGATCTTTCTTAAGCCGTACTTTCATATCGTGCTCCTGGTTAAGTGTGGCCCGGCCAGCGCGTGGTGTTACCGCACGCCAGCCGGGCTATTACACTCAGGTCTTGTTCTGGATCATGTACTTGACGGGGTTCGTGCCGGCGTCAAGCAGGTGGCCGTCATGCCGCGAAAACGCCACGAATGCCTCTTGGTCGCTTTCCGCATACCGTTCCGTCAGACGCCGGAGCCGGAAGCCCGCCACGTCGCGGATCATGTACTTGGTAAGCAAGCCGAAGATCATGGTCTTGTCGTTTTGCGTGATCGTGCTCGACATGTCTTGGTTGACGGTGTACGGATAGTCAAACAGGCGATCCGGTAATCCCGGCTGCAGGCCCGGTTGCCACACGTATACGTCGTCCTGTTTGAGTTGCCGGACAGCTTTCACAATGCTGTCGTGCATCATGAACCCAACACCAGCCTGGTTCCGATAGGCCGGATCCACGCTGTGAATCAGGTCAAGGATCTCGTCCGGGTCAATAGCCGTACTCGAAGCCGCGTCCTTGCCTTCCGTAGCGCCTACCACGATACCTTCCGGCTTGCTGTTGCCATCCGCCGTGGTGAAGTGCTCGTTGGTGATGCGCGCGATCCGTGTCCCGATGGCCTCGGCCAGGTAAGACACAAGGTCAATCGCGGAGTCTTCCAACAGCTCCACGGGAACCTTGATCATCTTGGACGTGTACTTGTACGCGTTGTACACAACCTGGTCAAAGGTCATATCCTGCTCGCCTACCGGCGTGTTCTCGGCAATCAGCTCGCCTTTATTGGACGTATCGTTGACCGTGGGCCACGGCATCTCGTTACCGCTGGACGTGCGCATCACGGTCGCCACTTGCCGCATGCCGCCGTGCGCAAGCAAGGCAACCTCAAGTTGCGTGACGAAATCCTGGTCAATCGTGTGACCACCTTCGCCGCCTACCTGAGTACCGAGCGCCCGGACTTCCCTCGCTAGCTTCCGGTATTGCGCCGGGGAATAGCTGTTGAGCTTGAATTCCAGCTCGCGCCGGGTGATCGGCATACCCACGCGTTGAATCGCCTTCTGCTGACGCTCATCAAGGTCGCGGCCCGTCTGGTGGCGGCACCACGCCTGCAATGCCAGCGCGTGATCCTCTTGCGTGGGGCCTTGCTCGTGATCATCGCGTTCATGCGTTTCCGCCGAGGAGTAATTCCGGGGGATTGGCGTCGGGCCATCGGCTGGTTGCTGTACCTCGTCGCTGATAACCTGCGCCCGTTCCGTCGCGGTGATCCGGTTTACCAACGCATCATAGTCCGCGTTGAGTTTGTCCCAACCTTCACGTTCCGTCGCGTCGAAATCACGCTGCTCGACGTTGATCTTGTCCGCGAACTCCTGGATCTGTTTGGCCAGTGAGCCGCGCTGTTCGTACAACTGCTTTAGGTCTGCCATTTCGCAGGCCTCCTATGTGTTAGCGTAGCGTTGCCGCCGGGTTGGGTAGTCGTCACTATCCGGCCCCGGACGACAAAAAGCGCCGATGGACACACTCCGCTTGGGAGTGCGGCCACCGGCGCTTATGCGCTACGTTCCAGCCGTCTTAGATAGACGGATTCAATTGTCTTGTTTCGTGTAGTGTTACCGCGCTGGCTTGGCTTCAGTTGCGCCCGCCGGGTTGTATAACCTCATGCCCACACGCTACCTACGCTTGCCATCACAACTGCATTGTACCACATCCTGTGTTGGGGGTCAAGTGGGGCCTATAGCGGCCCCATGTTGACGAATACGCGCCGCCCAGGCCGGACGTGTTGCCCGGCTTGCGGCCTATGCGATACCACGCGCGCGCCCGGACGGTCCTCTGACAACATGCCCATACTCAGTTCAAGGCCGTGCTCTTCCAACACGCGCTCAGCGTGCGCACGTTCAAGCCCGGTAACGTCAGGGACTTCCACCATGGGTTCCAGGTCATCAAACGTCTCTTCAAACGCGCCGCCGATACCGGTAAAGAATGAGCCTATGGCCTGTTCCGCCCGGCGTTGCGCAATGCTCATGTGTATGTGGCCCGTCACCGGCGCAAGCGCCAGTTGCGCCGCGACGGCGATTGCCACGCCTATCATGATGTGCTTCAGTGGGGTGTTCATGTCATGTCCTCCTCGTGTTGACCCGGCGCAATCGCCGGAGCGCGGGTTAGATTACTGTATCCTGAACGGGTGGTGGTCTAACACTGTTGGTTCGTACCTGCTTGACATTATCACCTCGTATCCCACATCCACCATATGACTCCATCTCGGTATATAGAATTGATGGCCGTCAAGGATTGCGCCCGCCTCGTCATACTCAACGGGCACACGGACGCCCCGCGCCTTGATGTCCGCTTTCAGCGCTTCGTATTCGTCCGGCGCTAAGTTGGGAAATATCTGGTATTGCATGGTGCCTCCATAAATCAGGCGCGCCACCGTGTCGGACCGGGGTCCGTTGCTGGACCCCCACGGCGGCGCGCCTAAAGTCTGTCTGCCTATGGCCGGGTCCGAAACGGCTATACACTTATATTACCACATCCGCGCATCAATCACCAAACCGCACTTTGTCCGCCTCAACAGCCACGGCGCGCGCCATCACAGCGCCGATCCGGGCTTGCAGCGATCGCCTCCAAGCGTCCCGTGATTCCTGCGTCTCCGCGCAATCGCCCACGGCGCGTTTAGCTACGTCTGTACCGGCATACGCCGGGAACGTCACAGGGGACGCATCGCGTAACATGCCAACCTTGTAAATCTCGCGTACATCGATACTACCCAAGCGCCGCCAAACCTCTTCACCGTCATCGCCGATAGCAAACCCTATCGAAGCCCCGGTCACATCGCCCCGTTCCACGAGCGCGCCGATATCGCGTCCAAGCTGTGTGTCTGGCAAGTCAACTTCAAACGCCAGGCCCACGTCATCCTGTTCAAGCCGGAGCGTCCCGGACGCCGTGCGCCCGAGGAGCTGGCCCACGTTGTGATCCCAAAGCGCCGCCACGTCATCGCCGCGTTCCAGCACCGGGTCAAACGCGCCGGGCATGACGCGTTCCACGAGATCGTCAAAGATCCAGTATTCCGTATCCGGCGTCCCGTCATAGAACACCGCCGCATGTCCGCCTATCCGTACGCCACCGTCATCCTTGCGCCGTACCTCTATCTTGCCGCCCGTCATCCGCCGTTCCATCTCATCGCCTCCTGTATGTTACTGCGCCACGTCAGCGCGTCTCCACGGCCTGGTTGTCTACGTGTCCTATAGTGTCTTCAATCGCTTGTGTTTGGTCCCGCACGTCTTGCTGTGTCAGGCATTGCCGGAGTCCGCCCCGGATCTCATCTGCCAACCCGTCGAGCAACCCGGCCATGACGCCCGCGTCATCTTCAATACCGAGCGCCACAAGTGAGCCGCGCAACTTCTCGGCCTCGTCGCCCGGTAACGTCTCTACCCATTCAAGGTAGTCTTCCGTCGCCAGTTTACGGATCCGCTTTTGCGCCTGGTTCGCTATCCGCCGGATGCACCGCCGCATCTCGTTCTCGACAGCGCGCGCCCGTGTGTCATCGGGCTCCGGTTCTGGTTCATCACCGCCATCGTCCGGCTCATCGCCGTCCGCCTGCGATATGTTCAGCGGCATCGGTAGACGTTCCGCTTCCGGCTCGTCTATCTCGTTCAAGTTCTCCAAGGCCCGCACGTCGTTGATCGTCATGAACGGCGCACCCGCCAGGCCGGCGCTGTAATACGAGGCGCGCGTGGTCATGTCAACGCGTACAAGGGACTGGCGCAAGAACTCAATGTCGTGTGTGTCGTCTTCAAACTCTGTCTGACTGAATAGCTTGCGTTCGCATTCCTCTTCCCATGCTACGAACCAGCCGTCGAGGCTATCGTCAAGGAATGCCTGGTTCTCCTGTTCCAAGGACGCGAAGGATGTCCGGGTAGTGTCCCCGAGCTTGTGGGGTGGAAGCCCAAGCAGGTTCGCGATCTCGCGGATCTCGAACCCGCGGATCTCTATCAGTTGCGCGTCCCGTGCGTTCAAAGACGGCGAGTGGAGCTTCATCCCCTCCTCAAACACCTTCGTGTTGTGGCTATCAGAGATGGCTTTCGTGTCCCGTTCAATGCTGCGTTTCAACCGCTCTTGTGCTGGCTCCGAAAGTTGCCCGGGGTGCTCGATAATCGTCCCG